ATTATTATGGTTTAGTTGGCCACGTAACATTATTAACATCATCAACAGTAGATAAACCGCTTGGTAAATCTCTTAATGCTTGACGATATGTTGTCATATCTTCTGACATTGTTACATCGGACAAAGCATAGAAATCCGTTGCTGATAAAAGGCTAGTTCTTCGCTGTCTTAAATCTGCAATAGCACGATCAAAAGCACCATCACGCCATGCTTGTTCTTCAGCGTCTCTAGCAGTTTCTTCTTCTGCTGTGAACTGAACCTTGTTTCCGTTTATGTTATGGTATCTTGGCATATTTTCCTCCTTAATTATGTAATTCCGTATAGTGAGATTGAGCCGCCTTGAATTTCGCCTGATGACATAGAAAACTGAACTCCATCAATAGCCGCAGTTACATTACAATAACCAGCTACATGTACATCACTAGATATATCGCTGTGTCTTGTTCCATTTGATCTACATATAAAATGCTTAACATAGGTAGTTGACGATGGCGAAAAAAGCCAAAGTGCACCACTTGATCCATGATCAGCATCACTACTTATTCCTTCACTTAAAATTTGTGCTCCAGTTGATTGTGCTAAATCATGTCCAGCAATATAAGCTAAACTGGTTGCACTATCTCCTTCATCATGAGTTGCATGAAAATAAGTTGTCGTTTTAGTAGCATCATAAGCCGTACTACCATCTCTAAAATTTACTTGAAAATTTTTATCGTCTGTTTGTGGATGAATACTAATAAACTTAAACACATACTCATCATAAGTGCTGTCAATATTGCTATCAAAAGTTAAAGTAGCATCTGATCCGTCAGAAGTTAAAGTTTGAATTAAATTCCAAACTCCTCCTCCACCAGAACTAGCTTTAACTAATCCTGTATGCCTACCTGAATTATCTGCTATTATTCCACTCATTAACTATCACTCAAACCATAAAGTTTGATCTTGCCTCCTTGAATTTCTCCACTATCATATTTAAACTGAACTCCATCAATAGCCGCAGTTACATTACAATATCCAGCAGTAGGAAAATCAAATGCATAATCGCCTTCATGGAAACCACTTATTCTTGCTATAAAATGTTTAATAAATGTAGTAGATGATGGATTAAAAAGGTGCATATAACCACTAATAGCTTGATCGTTATCACTTCCACAAGCACCAGCTAATAATTGAAATCCTGTTCCTTGTGCAATATCAGCATTAGTATCATAGGCAAATCCAGTAGCATCTCCTTCACTATGATGAGCATTGAAAGTTGTGGTAGTCTTTGTTGCATCATAAGCTGTACTTCCATCTCTGAAATTTACTTGAAATTCTGTGTTATCTGTTTCTGGATGAATGCTAATAAATTTAAAAACATACTCATCATAAGTGCTGTCAATATCGCTATCAAAAGTTAAAGTAGCATCTGATCCGTCAGAAGTTAAGGTTTGAATTAAATTCCAAACTCCTCCACCTCCAGAACTAGCTTTAACCAGTCCTGTATGCCTACCTGAATTTTGTGCTATTATTCCACTCATTAACTATCGCTCAAACCGTAAAGTTTGATTTTGCCTCCTTGTATTTCTCCAGATGACATAGCAAATTGCACACCATCTATTGCGGCAGTAACATTACAATAACCAGCTACATGTACATCACTACCTATATTGCTATGCCTTGTTCCGTTTGATCTGCAAATAAAATGTTTGACAAAAACAGTTGACGATGGATTGAAGAGCCAAAGTTCGCCACTTGTTCCATGATCTGCGTCATTACTTATTCCTTCACTTAAAATTTGTGCTGATGTTGATTGAGCTAAATCGTGTCCAGCAATATAAGCTAAACTGGTTGCACTATCTCCTTCATCATGAGTTGCATGAAAATAAGTTGTCGTTTTAGTGGCATCATAAGCCGTACTACCATCTCTAAAATTTACTGTTAAATTTTTATCATCTGTTTCAGGATGAATATTTATAAATTTAAAAACATAAATCGGATAAGTAGAATCTATTCCACTATCAAATGTTGCAGTAGCATCAGAACCATCAGAAGTAAAAGTGCTTATTTTAGTCCAAGCTCCACCACCGCCACCAGCAGCAGACTTAATTAAGCCTGATGTTCTTCCTACGTTTTGTGCAACTATACCTGTCATGTTGTTAATCCGTAAAGGCAGATGTCGCCAGCATCTATGTTGCCAGAACTCATTTTAAACTGTATCTCATCAATAGCGGCAGTTGTGTTGAAATATCCAGCGGATAAACCACTCATGGCAAAATCATTATTATGAGCATTATGAAATCTTGATATATAATGTTTGATAAAAGTTGTATCGGATGGCGCAAATAAGTGTAAATAACCTGAGCAACTTTGATCATTATCGTTTCCTACACCTTGTGATAATATTTGAAATGATGTTCCTTGTGCTTGGTCATAACTTGCCTCATACTGCATAGAGGCATTAGTATCTCCTTCATCATGTTGCGCTCTGAAGTATGTAGTGGTCATAGTTTCATTGTACCCAGATCCACCAACAACATTTCCTTGAAAACTTAAATCTGTGTTATCAGTCGCTGGATGAATATTATTAAAAGTAAATAAGTATTCCTTGTAAGTGGAATCTATTCCACTTGTAAAACTAATATCTGAATCTGCTGAAGCAGTTTGTTTTGATATAAAATTCCATGCACCCCCACCAGATGGTGATTTAATTAATCCTGAATTATCAAGAGTATTCTGTGCAATAATGCCACTCATAAATACTCCTATAAAGTTTGATCTAAATAGCTAACTACTACATCTACTGCCGCCGCAGAAGCAGTTATTGCACATAAATGATCTGTACCTTCAATAACAAATTTTGTTGTTAATTCAAAAGTTTCATTTGCACCGATCGCTTGATCTGATAGTAATTCATAATCCGTTCCACCACCATCATCATCAATATAAAGATCAAGTGTTTCTGCTGCACCAGCAGTTTCTGTCGCAAGAATAGATAGAATAGTATAAGTATGTCCACTTACACCATTAATCAAAACATTTTCAGAATTTGTGACTACTGCGTGTGCTACTTTTAATACTTCACTTGCCATATTTTCCTCCTTTTATTAAAATCCAAATACTAATGATTTACCAGTACTTGTAATATCTGGACTCATTGTTCCACTATTTACAATAGTAGAGCCCGCTAAAATTGTAAAGGTATTTGCTGTCATTGTAAAATCATCAGCACCTGCTATTTCGAAATCTATTTGGTCGTCCGTCGGTGAAGAAATCGTTGTATCTCCATCAGTATCAAGAATTAAACCATCTGCTGTTCCGTTTAAATCAAGAGTTGCGGCATTTAATAGTAAAGAATCAGCCGATTCATCCCATAATACATAACTTCCCGATGTTGCACCAAAATACTTAACATCATGTCCAGTATTATCAACGCCAACTGTAATTGTACCAATACAAGTTAATGCAGACCCTGTAAAAGTTAAATTTGCTTCTGCATCTAATTCGGTTGTTGTAGCACCAATGGTTACTAATTCATTTGCTGTTGCATTATTTAAAGCTGTGATTGTGCCGCTAGCATCTTCCCACGCTACTGCTGCACCTGCGCCACCAGAAGTTAAAACCTGTCCATCTGTACCATAATTGGCACCTGCAATTCCTATTTCATTATCCGCTGTAAATCTAAATTTCTCAGCAGCTGCTTCTGATTTGCCTAACGCAAATACTAAATCTGTATTATTAACACCAGCAGCAAATGTATCATCAGCTTCTGCCCATATTGAAGCACCAACTAAAATAGCATCTGTTCCACTAGCTTCTAAAGGTGCTTGAAAATCTATTCTTCCTAATTTATCTGCATCAACAACAGTCAGTTCACCAGTTGTAAGTTTTAATAAACCAGCACCTGCTGCAGTTGCTCCTCGTACTTCGAGTGCATCTGCTGACTCATCATATAGTCCATACGCACCAGCAGAAGCACCGAAGAATTTTACATCCAATCCTGTGTCATCAACACCAACCGTAATAGCACCACTAAATTGTGAAGCTCCACTTACGTCAAGAGCACCATTAAGATCAAGAGTTGTTGTAGCAATTTCTACTTCAGTATCAGCGTCAATGTCTAATTGACCATCTGCACTTGAACTAATCGATAAAGCTGTATCTCTAAAAAGAAGTTTATTAGTTGAGTTTAAAGTTAAACCTGTTCCATCAGTATGAGTTAAAGTTGTATCTGAATCTGCACCAAAACTTAATACAGCAGAATCACTTAATAGTTTAAGATCATCACCAAGTACCGCATCTTTTGCTACAGATAATCCACCATCAGTTTGTAATGAACCATCAGTTGTAGAAGTTGCTTCAGTAGTATCATCTGTTTTTACA